TAGTATAAATGAAGTATTAGAAACATTTGATACAAAAATTGTAGAAGAAAAGGAGAACGAAGTGGCAGACATACCAAGTGGAGATTGGGAACAAGATCCAATTAGTGAAGGACAAGTAAACTTTATCAACTCATTAATAAAACAATGTATTGATGCAGGTCAAGATGAAGTCGCAGCCGAAGCCAAGAGTTATCTAGCAAGTGATGAAGCTACTAAAGGTAGTGCGAGTGCTGTGATAGATAAGCTAAAGAACGCACTTAATTAAAAGTAAACAGAAAGGAATCTAATGGTTAATGCAAAATCATTTATAAAATCATTCACACCTTGCGTTCATTGTGGGGGTATATCAATACGCATAGTCAAGAGAAAAGATAAGTCAGAGTATGGACTATGTAGGGATTGCTACGATTCAGAATACAGAAGTGCCTTATGAAAGTAGAAAACGACTTTATTAAATTTGCGTTAGATGATTACAACTATTCAAAACCAGGTACAGATGCACAAACTATTATTGTAGATCCACCATACAATATTAACCATAACTATAAATCTAAGTATAATGATAATCTTGCTTGGGTAGATTATGAAAATCTTATTTATAACTTACTAGAGGATTGTTATAATCATTCAACAAATGAAGCAAGTTTATTTTTCATTAATTATCCTGAAATAATTTTTGATTTTTATTCTGCTTTTGCGAATAGTAGTTGGAATGTTCATCAACTTATTCAATGGGTTTATCCAAGCAATATAGGTCGTAGCAGAAGTAAATTTACTAGAGCTTCACGAACTATTGTTTGGTTGGTTAAAGATAATCCAAAGATATATATTGATAGGGTAACTCAACCTTATAAAAATCCTAACGACAAAAGAGTAAAGAAACTAATTGAAAGTGGTAGGAGTGGTACGCATCTTTACGATTGGTGGGAAATAAATTTGGTAAAGAATGTTAGTAAAGATAAAAAGAACTACACCAACCAAATTCCAAAAGAATTATTAAGGAGATGTATCTTAGTTACTTCTGACTATGGAGATTTAGTTTACGATCCTATGTGTGGAACAGGTAGCACACTTGAAGTTGCACAAGATTTATTTAGATTTGGATTTGGATCAGATATAAATGAAAACCTAGTTCCTATTTGGAAACGGATTGTAGAGGAAGAATGAAACAACACGAAGTCATAGCGATAATTAACAGGGATTATCCACAGATGGATTCGTTTGTTGAGAGTGAGTATCAGTACACCACCTATGATGCAGAGAACAAAGACTTTATACTAGAGATCAAGTCTAGGAAAGCAAAGTATGACAAGTGGCTTATTGAGAAACATAAGTTTGATTCCAATGTAGATATTGCATTACGAAAGAATAAACAATTCCTTTACCTTACAGAGTACAGAACAGGTATGTTGGTATGGAATATAAATGATTTAATTAATGTTGGCTATGACTTTGGTTGGGAGTTTAAGGAACAACCTAAGACCACAGATTTTGATAACAACAATAAGACTATGAAAGAAGTAGGATACCTACACGAACATTATGCGAGGTTACTGTAATGAGAGTTGGAAGTTTATTTAGTGGTATTGGTGGAATGGAGTATGGACTAGAGAGATCTGGACTATCAACTTCTTGTGAGTGGATGATTGAGATGGATGAGTACTGTTGTTCAGTATTAGAAAAGAATTTTCCCAACACCTTAGTATTAAATAATAAAGTAGAAGATATAAACCCTTTGGATTTACCAAAGATAGACATATTAACGGCAGGATTTCCCTGCCAACCTGTATCTGTTGCAGGTTCAAGGAAAGGAGTAACAGATGAAAGATGGTTATGGGATGAAGTATGGAGATTTATTGATGTACTACGACCACGATACTTCATCTTGGAAAATGTGCCAGGAATATTTACAGCGAACAAAGGGAAAGCCTTTGAAAGAGTTATCAAAGATATTGCCGAGAGCAGGAGTTATAGATTTGAATGGCAAGTTATATCAGCAAGAACAGTTGGTGCAGCACACCTTAGAAAAAGATTCTTTGGAGTCGGAACATTGGGAAACACCGAACACAATGGATCATCTCAATCCGAGAACAGGGAAAGCATTGGAGAACGCACTATATCGTGGCGACAAGGAGAAGAAGTCCAAGAGAAAATCAACAGGGAATCTAAGGGAGAATCCCAAGATAACCCAATACTCAACACCGAGATCAAGTCAAGCAACGAAACCAATCAACAAACAAGCTCCATCAGTAAAAGCAGGGAAGCACGGCTCAACATTGGAGCAGGATATGGGAGAGAAGAATCCAGAGTTGATAGGGAAACGGCTGAACTATGGATGGGTAGCACGGCTTATGGGTTTCCCAGATGGATGGCTAGATTAGGTTTAGTTAATGTGTGGACAGGTAATATTAATAATTGGAGAACACCAACAACAGCAGACAAAAAAGAAGATGCTTTGAAACACGCAACTAAACTGTTGCAAGGTAAAGATACAAGAGCATCAGGGGAATCTGTACAAATAACATTAGCTGACCAAGTAGCTATGGATGATATAAATAATAATCCTGAATTGTTTGATAAATATAAGGATCATATAATGATGAAGCGACCTAACCTACCTGAACAAAAAATATTTGTTGATTATTTAAGAAGTGTTACATCAATAAGAGAACTATCGGAAGGTACTGATATTAAAAAAACTACTATTGAACATTGGTTTAGGTATGATACTTCTGGTTTTAGTTATCCCAACATAGAAGATTGGGAAAAAATTAAACCCTTTCTATCTGAAGTTAAATACGATAAAGAGATGATAACCCTTGAATCTTTTGAGTGGAAAAGCAATAAACATAAATTTGGTACACCCTTAACAAGTTCCGAAAGACCTTCTATAAAAAGAATTATTGAGGGTAACAATCCTAAAAAACAATTAAGTGAAGATCCTAAAGTTTACTTTGATGAAGATTATGATATGTGGGAAATAGGTATGCCCAGGTCTATGGAAGATTATCCAGATCGTAAAGCAAGACTTACGGCTTTAGGTAACGCAGTAGTTCCTCAATGTGTAGAACTTGTTGGAAGATTAATAAAAAGAGCAGATGAATTAGGTACAATGGTATTTGATGTAGAGATAGAGGAGAGTATATGAGTGATATATCAGTAAGTGATGCAGCCATAGGTGTTTTGTTAGCAGAGCTTGAGAAAAGAGGAGCTTTCAAAACGATTATGTTTGTAGATGAACAAGGTAGGAATGAAATCAAAGCAATCATTCCACCAAAACC